GTGCACGAATGCTGGAGCGACGACACGGCACAAAGAAAAGGCCGGCGCAATGCGCCGGCCTTTTCGCTTCAATCTTGGTGGGCGGTACAAGGATCGAACTTGTGACCCCTACCATGTCAAGGTCGCGGAATATCAACGGAATCAAGACCTAACGCGATCACGCGGAATCACTATCATCCGCATGGCATCAGGCTTTGCGCGGGATGCCGGGGTCAGTCCGGGGTCAGTTGTCGGAGCCCATGAAAAAGCCCCGCCGAAGCGGGGCTGAGCGCGGACAGGGGTGAACCACGCTCGGGCGCCCGGTGCATCGCTAGGGGCTGACTTCCCGGGCGAGGTCAGTGTGCCGCGGCGGCTGGAGCGGCGCTGTCGGATTTCCCTGACTTGTGCGTCGGCGCCGGCCAGCACTTCATGTCCACGCCGTGCTGGTCGTGAGCGAGGATCTGCTTCGCGGTCCCGTCGGTGAGCACGTCCTGCCGGCTCGGGCAGATCGGTCGCCAGCCCGAGCAGAAATCCGTGCGGACGATCGGCTTAATCGCGCACCCACCCATCGTCGCGGAGCTTGCCAGCAGCAGTAGCAGGATCAGCCTGCGCCACTTGCTGCGCCGGAGCGGGTGGTAGTTCCTGAACCTGAGCGTCGACTTCATTGCGGTTCTCCTGAGCCGTGGCGACCTGTTGTTGCGCCTGCACGTCGGCTTTGGCCTGCGTGGCGGCGTCTGCGGCCTTCTGCGTGGACTTCCCGCGCTCACGGCCATAGAGCCATGCGCCCCCGATGGCGACGAGCACAGCGAGCAGCGCAGCGGCCCACAGCTTGATTTTCGACCAGAGGGTGAGCAGCCACGTCATGACCAGACTCCCGTTCGCATGATCTCGGCCAGCGCCGCGGCGCGCCGACCTACCTGCCGCGCCCACAGGCTGTCCAGCATCGCGGCGGCCGCGCCGGCGTAGTTGTGTGCCTGGATCGCCGCCAGCATCGATGTGAAGCCGCGCACCGTCCTCACGCCCATGTTGAACGCCATGTCCACCAGCACCAGCCGGCGCACGTCGTCCAGTCCGTTGAAGCCCGGCAACGTGGCCGCGTCGGCCGCCGCAGCGCGCAGGCGGTTCATCAACAGGTATTCCGCTTCCGGCTCAGTGATGCCGGCGCCGGGGCCGAGGTTCGTTCCGATGCCGATGGTCGGGTTGCCGGCGACTCGCGATCCGGCCCGGATCATCGCTCCCGTGGCGTCGTCGTAGACCTGTAGGCGCAGGCCCTCCTCGGCCTTCAGCCTGGGCACCAGTGGCGATAGGTCAGTCATGGGGCGGCACGTCCGCAGGCGCCTTCGGCACGCCGGTCTGCGCGACGGCGCGGGCCAGCACGCCCAGGCCGAAGATGGTGGCGCTCAGGGCGACCTCCGCCCAGCGTGGCGACGAGGCCCGCAGGTCATCCGGGATCTGCGTCCAGCCGAAGATCAACGCCACCTGCGCCGCGTGGCACCAGTTGGACGAGAAGCGCCAGGAATGGCGCCATTCGGGAATCAGTTTCATCGTGTCCATCCTCTCGTCCGGGTCTCGTTCTCCAGAGCGTTGATGCGCCGCTCGTGCTCGTTGACCTGCACGCGCAGGGTCGTGATTTGCTCGCTCATGCTCGGAATGCCCTGCAGCGAGTCGTGCAACTGGCGCACGTCGCTGGTCAATACGGCGATGGCGGTGGTCTGCGTCGTCACCGTGGAGGCCAGCCAGCCGATCGATGCAACCGCGAGAAGCTCGGCAATCACGCGCAGCGAGTCGCGGAGTCGGTGTTGTGGTTCGTTCATGCCGCCCCCTTCTGCTTGCGCCAGACGACCAGGTTCCACAGCGAAACGCCGGCCATGACGCCGGACGCGCCCCAGACGATCTCCGGTGCACCGGCATGCACCAGCAATGTTCCAGCGGCCAGCGCGCCGACGTGCGTGCCGATCAGCAGTGCCATGTTCGGATTCTTGCCGTAGAGCGTGTTGGTCTCGACCGCCCCAGCCGAGACCGCAAGCCGCGTCGTCAGCACGTCCGCCAGCAACGCCAGCGCGAACAGGATCAGGGTCGTCATCGGATCGCCACTCCGGTCCAGTCGTAGGTAACATCGTAAGGGGCGTCGTCGGCCGGGGGCTCGCCGAAAGCTACAGAGGTGCCGGTGAGGGTGTAGTCGGTAACTGTCAGAGCGGCATCGGCTGTGACGATGAAGGGCGTTGGTTCTTCGCCATCTTCGAGTTGCGCGCCATGCAGCGTGACGGACTGACCCACAACGCGCGCAGGATACAAATACACGCGACCGTTATGTCCTGCAATTCCTGAGCCGCTGACCCACAGCCGATACACCGGACCGCCGTTTGGGCCAACATCCGCAAGCTTCTCCGCGCCGCTTTTACCCCCAGCAAGCTGCGTCAGGTTCCCCGTGGACCATTGGATGTAGACCTCCGCCACGAATGACGCCAAGGCGGTGTCGTAGTACCCGATAGTCGTGTACGTCGCAGTGTCCTCAGAACCGAGTTCAAGGACGGCGCTCACGCACTGAGAATTCCCCGTGATCTGACCAGATGGGAGTGTTTGGTAGACGGATTGCGAGGCAGATGTGGTGTTCGCCGCGTGATGTGCGGTCATTCCGTCTGCCAAGCTATTCGCGGCCGAAAGAGTCGTGCCGTTTAGGCCCCATGGGGCGCTGGATACATCTGCGCTATGGAGAAGCCCGTTCGTCCTCGCTGTCCGGTACAGTAGTTGCCGTCCCTGCCAGTCCGTCCGGTGGATCGCATCCAGCCGCTTGAGCGCGCGGATCGGGTTGCCGTGGCGGTCGAGCAGCGTGCCGGTGTCGCCGCTGACGGAGATCGGCAGGCCATCGCCGCGGATCAGCCCGGCGTTGTACTTGAAGGCTTGCGAGAGCATCAGCCCATGTCCTCGACGGGGTAGCCCAACCAGTTGCCGGCGTCATCTACCGACAGGCCGAGCACGTCCAGCGCATTCGCCGCTGTGGTGAGCTCGAAGGCGTCTTCACCAGGCCACTGACCATTGGCCGGCCACGTCGCAACGCGCGAGCCGGTTGCATCCTGCGTCAGGCGCAGTTCCACGTCAGCCACGTAGCCGGCCGGCGGCAGGTTTGAGAAGCTGAAGGTGCAGTCGCCGGTCAGCGTGCCGGTGATGATGTCGCCGCTGGCCAGATCGATCGCCACCGCGCCGGTGATGTTGCCCAGCGCATTGACCTTGCGCCGCCGCGCCGTGGTCGCGAGCTGGCCGCCGGCATCCGGCTGCAGCGCGCTCGCCGCCAGCGCGCCCTGCGCGGCCGTGGCGAAGGCCGTGGCCAGCTCGTAGGCGGCCGACTGGAGGCCGAGCGCCGTCTGCAGCGACGCGGTCGAGATGACGCCCGTGAGGCCGGCCACCTCCGACACGGCATCGGTGTTGTCGACCTTGTCCCAGGCCGTGTCGTAGATCGCCCAGTCACCGATGTTCCAGTCCGTGATGCCGCCGAGGTCCGTGGTGCCGGCGACGCTGACGATCCAGTACTGACCCTGCGCCGGGGTTGCGGACGGCGGCGTGCCGGTGCTGGCATCCCAGGTGCCTTGGTAGACGACTTGGCCGACCAGTGAGGTGGGAATCTGGCCCGCGGCAAGCTTGCCGTCACTCCCCAGCGTGGCCACACCATTCGCTACGGCGAGCTGCGCGATCGGGACCAGTGCATCCAGCGCGGCCTGCAGGTCGGTCTGGTCCGACAGGGTGCCGGTGAGCATACCCCAGCGGATCAGGGCCGCGATGGAGGCCAGCGTGGTGCGCTTGCTCGATCCTGCGCCGCCGGCCGCAAGCTGGATTTCGGCCAGCTCCGTGCCGTCGATCGAGCCAGCCGCGGCGAGATCCTTGATCTGGAGTGCGGTCATGCGGTCACCCGGTAGGCGCCACTGTCCGTGACGCGGTAGGAGCCGTCGCTGGTTGCCCGGGCGTCGGGAGCGATAGCGGCCAGGAAATCGAGTAGCGCCACGATGGAGGCGTCCAAGTCGACCCTCGGGCGACCGGCGGAGGCATCGCCGTTGGCCACGGCGATGTGCCCGTCCGTGCCGGTGATCGTGGCGTCGCGCGTCCCGGTGACGCGGCCCTTGGCGTCCCGGGTGATCGCCAGCAGTGCGCCGGCGCCGGTGTCGGCGAGGTCGGTCAGGTCCGCGGTGATCGACGGCGTGTCGCCGTCCACCGTGTACCGCAGCGTGACGTTCGCCGAGTCGGCCAGGATGGCGCCCACCGCATCCTGCGCGCGGCGCTTGGTGAAGTAGAGGTTCCAGGCGCCCTCCTCCAGGTCGTCGGTCGTGCCGAGGTCGGAGGATCCGGAGGGCGTGGCGCCGATCAGCTTCTGCAGCTTCGCCGCGGTGGCGAGCGTGCCGTCGGGCATCAGGAGGTTGGTGCCGATCTGGGCGCCGCGCGTCGCGCCCGGCTCGACCATGATGGTCTGCGTCGGGCTGGTGCGATGGATGGGGACGCGCGCGAGCTTGGGCATGCGCGAAGCGTGAAGCCTGGCGGAGAGGGGTCAACGGCGCATAGGGTGCGGACAGGTGCTACGATCGCGCCATGGAAACTTGGCGACTTCGACGTGAAGACAGGCTGCGCCGTGAGGCGGAGGCGGCCAACAGCGCATTCCAGATCGATCGCGACTTCGAGCGATCAGAGCGCCGACGCCTGGACTTGCCCGGCGTCGGCGAGGACAGCTACCACTTCACGTGGTGGGATGACGTCAAGTACCCGCTATGGTTTTTCGGATGCATTATTGGCTTCATTGGCTTCGTTGCCCTGTTCCTGTACTCGTGGCTGGCGTAGCAGATCGGCGACCGTCTTCAAGTCCGGGTCATCGTGCGTCCTGGCCATGTTGTAGAGGTTGGACCAGTTCGCTTGCTGCGGCGCTAGATTGAGCCGCGTCTGATCCGCAAGCCAATGGACAAACCATCGATTCGTCATCAGCCGGGCCGTTAGATTGGACGCGCCGGCCGCGCCGGCCACGGCCGCTGCCCCGCCCGGATGACCCGAAACCAGAGAACTCAGCGCCGACACCCATGCCGCGATGCTCGCGGAGGACGCCGCGGTGCCGCTCGGATTGCTGAAGACCTTGCTCCCCGTGCGCACGTTTTCGGCCATCTGCGCGAGGTGATCCATGTCCTGCGAGAACTGCGGCCCAAAGCGCCCGAATAGCGTATTGCGCGCATCCGGCGAAAGGCGGTTCCAGTTCGTGAGGAAGCTGCTCATCGAGAAAGCGTCGCCTGCGGCGTTCTGCTGGCCTGGCGTTGCGCGCCCAAGTTTGCGCACCATGACGCTGGCCAGCACCTTCCGTTCGTCGGGCTGCAGAGACTTCATGACCGCGCGCAGCGTCGTCGCGCCGTCGCGCGCGCCGCTGGTGGCGGCATTGAACACGGCCTCCGGGCCGCCTGCCTTGTCCACCACGTTGGCGATGGTTCCGATACGTTCCTGGCCGGCCTTGTAGTAGGCATTCGCGCGGCTCCATGCGCGCTGCGCATTCGGACCAGCCTCCTGGGCGGCGCCTTGAAGATCCTTCGATAGTGCAGCGTACAGCGCCGTCCATTTGCTGCGCGGCACGTCGGAGACGAGCGAGTTGTTGTTCATCTCGTTCCCGACCAGCGTGCGCAACTTCTTCACGGCCTCGTAGGGCAGTTTTCCATCGGACATGCTGCTGGCCAACTCACGAATGTTCGCCTCCATCTCCTCCGGCGTCAGCGGCTCGTCTGGGGTGAAGGTCTTCGCCGGCGTGCCGACGCGCATGGCATTGGCTTGGTCGATGGCCGCCTGACCGGCCTGATTTGAAGCCTCAACCGCCGCGTTGTTGCTTTCCATTGCCTGACCCAGTGCCTGAGCCTTCTGCTGCACTTCGGGCCGAGAGAGGGACGCCTCAGGGTTGTTGATGTCCGATTCCAGCGCGCCCTCGATGCCCTTGATCTTGGCATTCTGGAAGAACTTCGACGTGGCCGGCGCGCCCGGGATGGTGGGGTTCAACTCCGGCAGCACCTTCAGGGTATTGGCCACGTCCACGCGCTGGTCGGCCGGAATGAACTGATCGAGCTTGTCGTAGAGCGCACCAGATTCCTGCCGGAAGCGGTCGATGAAGCCGCCCGGGCCCGAGATGCCTCGCTCGATCTTCCGTCCCGCGCCGGCGGGGTCTCGGATGGTCGATAGCCGATCCGCTATGGAGTCGATGCCTTGTGCGGCTTCCTGCGCCTGTCGCTGTGCGGCGCTGTCCATGACGCCCGCGGCGCCCGGCGTCTTTGCCAGCATGCTCTCAACGCCCTGCAGCGCGCGCCGCTGCGTGGCCTGCCCGACCGTGGGCGTCGTGCCGGCCGCCTCGAAGGACTTCAGGTTGTCCGCGACGGCTTGCCGGCCATTCTCGCCCCCGCGGAGCAGCCCGCGTAGGGTGGCGGCGAAAGTCGCCTGCGAAACCGATGGCGCAAAGCCACCCAGCACGCCGGCGCCCAATTGAACCGCCGGGCTCGCATCCGCTTCCTTGGCGACGCTCGCCGCGCCGGCGCCTGTGGCGGCACTCGCTGCCTGCGCGCCCACCCGGTCAGCCAGAACGCTCCCCAGGCCGCTGACCGCCGCATTGCCCGATTTCGCCAGTACGCTGCCGAGGCCGGCGCCACCCAGTACACTGCCGATGCCCTTGTCGATGTTGCCGACCACGCGCTCCACGCCGTTCTCGGGTTGAGGATTCGGTACGCCTACTCGGTTGAGCAGACTGTCGATCTGGTCGGCGCCAGGAGCGATCCTGGAATCCGAACCAATAGCCTGCGCGACGGCGTTGTATGGCGTGCGCACCAGGGCGTCGTGCAGCATCTCGGGAAGCGCCAACGCGCCCTGCACCACGTCGCGCCCGGTCATGGCGGCCGCGCGCCCCAGATTTTCCAGGAAGCTCCGGGGCGCACCCTGGTTGCCCTGCGGAGGCTGGGCTCCTTGCGATGCACCGGCCGGCGGCTGCAGCACATACCCCGGTGGCGGTGGCGGGATGGAGGCGGCGGCCTGCTGGTCGTATTCCGCCGCCTGCTGATCGTGCAGCGTCTTCGCGTAAGCGTCAGCATCCTGCCAGGTCTTGAATTGACCCAGGTTCTCGCCGGTTTGCTGGAAGTGTTTGATGGCATCGTCGTTCGACACGACCTGCCCGTCCACAACCGTCGGAATCAGGTATGAGCGGCCATCCTGGTCAATGGAGATCGAGCGCACGGTGCTGTAGGAACCATCGGCATTTCGCACGATCGGCCGCTTCGACAGGTCGATGTTTCCGGGCGCGATAAGCCCGGCCGGATGGGCTACTGCCATCGTGTCCACCGGCGCGGGCTGCAGGACGTAACCGGGAGGCGGCGGCGGGATCGTATCGGTCATTGCTCGGGCACCCATGCAGAGCCGTTCCAGACCACGGCGTGGCCGGTCTTGGGGTCGATCGCGCGCGGCGGACTGGTTGCGGCCGGCGCCGGGGCGGCAGGAGAAGTGGATGGAATCGACGCCCCGCCCACGACCTGCGCGCCGAGACCGGGAGTTGCGGGCGCCGCGGGACGCAGCACATTGCCCAGCGGCGGAGCTGCCGAAGCCACCCCGGGCGCGCGACCACCATTGGCCAGGTTCGCCACCTGGTCGCGGATCGAATTCAGCATACCGTCGGTGCGCGCGTGCATCTCCCTCTGCATCTGGTCGATGTTCGCAGCGAACACCTCCGGGCTATTCGAAGCCATGAGCTGCTGCTTGGCCTCCCGGATGGCACTGTCCGTGCCCGCCGAAGATCCGAGCGCGCCCGATACCACCTTGGCGTAGTCGTTCGTGAACGCGTTGATGGCGCGATCGAATCGGGCGATGTCGGGATCACTCGTCGCGCGGCGCCCGGCATTGACCCAGGCATTGAACAGCGGGATCTGTCCTCGGCTCACGCTGGCCGACAGTTGTGCCGCCTGCTGCGCCAAGGCGTCCGCGCCGGCCTCCAGCGTCTTGGTGGAGCTGTAGAGCTGCTGGGACTTCTTGATCCCAGGATCGGCCGTCAGGCCATAGCGCATTTCCTGCAGCCCGAGATCGAGCGGGATGTTCTTCTTTTTCAGGTCAGACGCCAGGCCGTTCACGAATTGAACGCGCGCTGAGCCGCCCATGCCCACGGAGGGGATCGGGATGTTGAACCCCTGCTCCGACGCTGTGGCCAGTAGCTCTTGCGCATCCGGCGTGAACGAATTGCCGCCATCACCACCAAACGGACCGCCCCCCCTGGGGCTGAAGCCGCCTGCCGCGGCTTGCGTATCGAATAGGCGAGCATGGGCATTCGCCGCATTTGCCTGCGCGTTGTGCTGGCCGATGACGGCCTGCCCGAGCGGCGTCACGTTCACGTCCTGGCCGGGCGCGCCGTAGGGGTTGTAGGCCAATCCATCCTCAAGATCCGTGGTCTTGATCGGCTTGCCCTGCGCGGCGGTGAGCAGGCGGTTCTCCAGGCCGATATCGCCACTCCGTGCCGCCTGGCTGGCTGCGGCGAGGTCGGCTCCGGCGGTGGGGATGGCCAGCTGACCCAGATCGGACAGACTGATTCTGTCATTCGAACGCAAGACGGACCCGAGCAAGGGGGCCTCACCGACGCTATAGCCGGCATCCTGGAGCGCCTGCGGCGTGATGCCGGCCCGCCCATTCAGGCGGTCCTCATCGATCATGGCTGCTGCGCGCGCGCGGCGTGCACCGGCAAGGCGATCGAGCACCTGCGACCCCAGGGCCTGCCCTTCGTAGTACGCCTTGTCGCCGGCGCCGGGCCGGCCGAAGATGAGCTGGCCGAGCTGCATGCCGAGGTTGCTGGCGGGAGTCTGAGGCATGGTTGTGCTCCTATCCGCCGTAGCTGGGCAGGTTGTAGGTGTAGCCGGCGTCGTTCGTGTACGTGCTGTTCAGGCCGGAGGCGAGCGATGCCGCGCCGGAACCGGCTGCCGCGCCCGCGCCCGACGACATCAGGCCCGCCGCCAGATCGAGCTTGGCATTGCGGCGGATGCGGCTCTGTCGGAGTTGGTCGAGGAAGTTCTGCCCCTGCGACTCGCGGCCGATCAGGCCGAGATCCGTGGCGAGGTTGCCGTAGTCGAACCCCTCCTGCTGGCGCTGGATCTGCGGCGCGTCGATGCGCGACAGCAGGCCGGCCGTCTTCTGGGCGTAGGCATTCGTATCGTTCGCGGCGCTGGCGGCGTCGGTCCTGAACGCGTCACTGCCCACTGTAGGCGTGAGGCCGGCGTCCGTGCTGCCCTTGTTCTGCCGCAGCACCTGCAGGTAGTCCTGCAGCCTGGCCGTGCGTGCATCCGAGGCATTGCTGGCGGCCAGCTTCGACACCGCGGCGTCAACGGTGGTATCCGCCTGCTTCTGGATCTTCGACTGGTTCTGGATGGCCTGCGCGGCAGCGTTGTCCTGCCGATCGGCCGTGTTCTCGGTGTTGACGTATTCGGTGCCGGCGGCGGCCGCAGCGAGCGCCAGGGCAATCGCGGTGCCAGTGGTCATGACCATTAGAGGATCCTCATGTAATGGCTGTCACTGCGCGCATAGCCCATGCGTTCGTAGAGGGCGGCAGCTTGCGGAGGGCTCGTCTCCAGCGCGGCCATGCGGATTACACCCACCTCTCGCGCGCGGCACGCTTCCTCGATCGCGAGCATCATCTTCCGCGCCAGCAGCCCCCCCCGATGCTCCGGCTCGATCCACCACGCCAGCTCCGAGGCCACCGTCACCGAGGGATTGAAGACGAACGGCTCCAGGAACAGGCAGGCCATGCCAATCACGTCGCCATCATCGCTTTCGGCAACCAGCATGACGCCCTGATCCATGGTGATGATCGCCAGGCCGGCGATAGACGGGTTGGACGCGGCCGCGATGGTCTCGTAGCCGCTGGCCGCGTAGAAGCGTCGCCCCATCTCGATGATGCGCGGAATGTCGGCGCGGGTAGCAGGGCGAACGATCATGCGCCACCGCCATACATGCTGCTGGTGCCACCGTAGAGCGCGGTGCGCGCGCCGCCGGCGACGCTGTAGTAACCCTGGCGCCGCTGCTGCGCATCCTTCGCCTGCTGCACGAAGGTGTTGGCGTCCGCGAAGGCGTCGCCCAGGCTGGCCAGCTTGGCTTGCGATTCACTGCTCTCGATGTTGGACTGCAGGGCGGCAGCCGATTGCTGGGCCGCAGTCGTAGCATCCAGGCCACTGGTAGCCAGCGAGATCAGCTTCGCGCGCGCGTCCTGATCGGCCGCCTGCAGGCTTGCGCCAGCGCCCTGTGCCTTCTGCTCGGCCTGCAGCAGGCCGCGGCTGTAGTCCTGGCCGAGCCGCTGCTGCTGGTCGACCTGCGTGCTACCGCCAGTGAGGCCCGATTTCGCCAGCGCGAATTTCAGGCCGCGATCAGCATCAGCCTTCTGCTGGTTCAAGTCCTGAAGGTAGTAGTCCCGCGTCGCGTTGACGAAGTCCTGGATGTCCGCGGCACGCTGCGGGTTGTCGAAGACGGCATTGACGGCCGACTGCGTGCGCGCGATCGACGCCTGACGCTGCTGCTCCTGCTCATTGGCCGCCTTAGCCGCGCTATTTCCGCCGCCACTCATGTTCGCTTCCTCGTCAGGGAGAAGACCACGCCATCCTGGCCATCGGCGAAATACCCGGGCATCACGCCATCGCGCCGCATCCGAAGCCCGCGCTCGTACCAGGCATGCGCCGCCACCCGGTCAGCCAAGGCCACGGTCTCGATCCGGTGTGCGCCGCCGCTGGTCAGCAGATCCTCCATCAGGCCGCGACAGACCTTCGTCATCGCGCGCCAGTATTGCGACCAGCCCTCCTGCGTGCCGGCGAGCCAGCCCTCGAAGACGCCACGGCGCACCGGCGCAAAGCCTCCGATCAGCACAGGAAGGCCGGCGCGGTCCACCATCACGAACTGAGACCCTGGCGTGGCGGCCAGCGCGCGCGCGGCGACATCGGGCGCATACTCGGGCAGGCCCGTGAGTGCGAGGTACTGCGCGATCTCATCGGGCCGCATGCGGCGCGCGATGTGACCGAAGTCCTCCAGGACCGGCGCGCCAACGCGAATCTCGGGAATCTGGCTTCCGTCAGCCATTACGGTGGCCCTCCAAGATCATCCACATGCAAGATCACGGCATTCACCGTCCACGGCGCGCCGCCGGCGAAGTCCAGCCGAAGGCTGAGCGTCGGCGCCGCCACCGGGATCGGAATCGGGCCCCCGCTCAGCGTGTCCGCGTCGATCGCATAGGGATCGGTGAAGGCGTCGAGGTTGCGCTGGTCGTAACCGACCGACAGGCTCGGGGCCTGGCCGGTGCCGACATAGTCCACGCTCTCCAGCATTTTCGTCGTCCCCGAGGCTCCGCAATCCAGCCAATGCCACTGCGCCATGCCAGCAAAGGGGACGGACTGATCGCCCGCGTCATCGGTAGCTACGTCCTCGCTGACTGCCGAGACCTCGTCGCCGTGGCGGATGTAGAGATCGTTGCCGAGTTGCGCGAAGGCATCAACGGCCCATGGGAACGTGTAGCGACTCCACTTCCCCTTGGAGCCACTGAGCGAATAGACGAAGGTCTGCGACGACGCGCCATCGGCGGAGCGGCATGCCAGCCAGTACTGCCCGGCGCTGGGGAAGTAGATCGCTCGCGGGCCGAGCAAGGAGGCATCCTGCTTGACCGCCGGGCGCACCAGCGCGTCGATCGGCATGCCGACGTCGCCGGCGCTCAGGCTGTCGGTGCCAGCAGCGATGGAAACCGAGCGCACGCCGAGCTGCGACAGGTAGTACAGCTCATTGCCCACTGGCTGCGCTGCGTGCTGCCACGTCGAGCCGATGCCCTCCATCTGGTCCAGTAGCGACATAGCCGCCGGGTCCGGATCGACCTGCCAGTTCTGGAAGCTAGAGGCGTTGAAGGCCGTCAGGTTGGAGCGATATGGCGCCAGTACCGCCATGTCGTTCGCATTCGCCTGCTGCAGGCCCGTCGGGAGATAGCCGGCATCCTGCGCGGTCGACCAGTCCAGCGGGTTGACGGTGGCGCTGAAGCGCACGATGTCACCGTCGGCCGCGAAGATCTTGCTGGCCATGATCGCGACCACCTTGCTTTGGGGGCATTTCGCATCCTCGATGCGGCGCGAGATCGCCTCCCAGTTGATGGTGTTGTCGCGGACGTGGCTGCCGACACCCTCCGGCCAATCCGGCTCGGCGTCACCGCTCTTGAGCAGCGGTACGGCCTCCCACACGAGGCGCGTGGCGATCACGCCTTCCCAGGTGACCTGGTTGTCCTGCACCTCCACGCCCGTCACGCCGGGCCATGCGGGCTCGGTGCTGCCGCTCTTGCCGGGGGCGGCCTGCGTGGCCTTGTAGACCAGCCCGGCCGGCGGCGGCGTGTAGGCGTATTGCCACGAGAATGCGTCCAGCCACATCGGGTGGCTGCTGTTCTTGCTGCACGATCCTGCGATGTCGACGAACGCCGCATTGGCCGGCGCGGTATCCGTCACGCTCGACGTGTTCCAATGGCCGCCGCTACCCGAGTAGACGACGTTTCCTTCCTTGTAGCCGATCTGGTTGCCGTCGGCGTCGTACCAGATGAGCAGCACCGCGCCGCCAGCATCGCCCGAGGAGGACGCGCCCTGCTGCACCAGGCATTGCGCCGTAATGCGCAGGCCGGGCGTCACGGGGCGCCGGTCAAGGCTCGTGGCCTGTGCGATGCCGCTCCCGTTGTACTCCAGCGCGTACGAGCCATCGTAGTGCGCGTTCCCGGTGACGCTGAATCCGGGGCCCAGATCCCAGTGGTTCGCGCCGTCTTCAAACGATGCGTTGGCCGGCTGGCTGCTGTCGATCGGCGTCCGCGACCGCGGCACCACGAGGGAGCCGGGCACGTAGGTTTTGCCGGGTTGCCAGGCGTCGGTCATGTCAGGTTCTGGCCCAGTTGCTGCTGTTTGTAGCCCGGCAGGTTTGAATAGCGATCACCGGTCCCGGTGCCTGTCCCCGTCGATGGCGCCGTGGTGCTGCTCTGCGGGGTGTTGTCGATGTCCTCGTCGACCTGCGCGCCCTCTACCGTGGGCCAGTCCGGCTCGGTGGTGCCAGATGCCGGGCTCTCGCCAGAGGCCTCGACCAGTCGGTACTTGTAGCCGTTGTAGACGGTGGGTTGCACCTCGTCGCCGACGGTATACTGCTGCTGGGGCTGCCACGCCGGCGGGTGGTCATCGCCGGTCGCCTTGTAAGCCAGGCCATTCGGCGTGGAGGGCTCGACGATGTCGCCCTCCAGGTAGACGTGATCAGCCTGCCACGATCCGCTCGATTGCAACCAGTAGTGGAAGACGTCGCCGTTGGCGAACTCGGCCACGACGTAGGGGAAGCCCATGAAGGGCGCGGCGAAGTGGATTTCTGCGATCGTCTGCGAAGGATCGTTCGGATTCGTCAGCACCTCGCAGGTGTAGCCGTCGTCTGTGATCGGCGTGGCCACGTTCGAGAAGACGAGAAAAGCGCCATGGAACGGGCACAACCCTTTCGTGCCGCTCGGCAGGTCGACCTTCTTCACGGTGCCCGGGCGCGACTGGATGTTGCCGTCGAGATCCACGAAGGCGTTCACCAGATCGTACAGCGACGACGGATCGGCGCCGCCCTTGTTGCGCAGCCGGTTGATGCCGCCCTTGAGGGCGTTCAGCGTGACGTCGCGGCTGCTCACGGGAACGGCTCCGACGGCTTCGGTCGCACGTATACGTAGTCGTCGCGGTCATCGCGACCCGGGACGTACCGGCGCGTCTGGTGACTGCCGGCCACGAGGTTCTGCATCATCGCCTCCATCTGGGCGACGTAGTTGTTCGCGTCGGGCTGCCGGTAATGCGCCTTGGCGTTAGCCAGTGCGAGAGCGAAGATCAACTCGTCATCGATCGTGGCCTTATCGGTGTCGGCCGCGAAGGGCTCCAGGCCGAAGCGGCCCTTCACAACGAGCGACCCCGACGTCTCGTCCGGCGTCGGCCACACCTCGATGCACTGGCGGATCTCGTAGCGTTGCGGCCAGCCCGTCTGGTTGCCCGAATAGAGCGATGGCGGAATGCCGCAGACCAGCGGCAGCCATTGGTCGTCGCGGATCACGCCGACCCAGGTCACTTTGCGCGGATCGAGCCGCTTCTCGCAGGTCTCGGCATTGGCGTCCACGTCGTAGAAGCGCACGCCCTGCTGCAGCGGCCACGTATAGAAGCGCTCGGTGCGCAATACGTCGTAGCGCCGGTACAGGAATGATTGCGCCTGGATGATGAAGCTGTTCAGCAGATCGGCCATGCCGGGCGGCGGGTTGTTGACCTGCGCTCCGAAGCCGAGGCGACGCATCAGATCGTCGCGCAGCTCTTTCAGCGTGCGGGCGGTATTGTCGTCGCATTCGCAGTTGTAGGACACCGCTGGCGCGGCATCGTACTCGGGCGTGAACGTCAGGATGACCGTCCGGCTCATGTCGGGCCGCCCCCCAGATAGACGCCGATGAAATCCTGAGCCCCTGTGTAGCCGGGAAAGTCGCGAGGGTCTGGCAGCATGTGCAGCGCAGAGTTAGATTCAATTTCCCCTGGCTCAGATCCATCGAAATCGATGTATCCATCATCCTCGTTGACGGTCATTCCGCCATCCGCGCCAGCGAGCGTGGTAAGCACGCCCGAGACGCGCGACGGGAAGTCATGCGGATACGAAGGCACTACATCCACCTCCCAGCCGCCGTTGGTAGTCAGGCCGGCCTGCGCGTATCCGAGATAGACGCTCCCGTCCAGCAGCCAGATCAGCACAGTAGCGAGCGGCCCTTCGAGTTCATCGGGGTCAGGAAATTCGGTGGGGTCGTCGCCGTCGACGAGGACGCCAGACCACAGCGGCGTACCGTATGTGCCGCCCTTGTAGACCTTGACGGTGCATTCGCCGAGATCGAAGGCGTTCTGCCATGCCATGAGCTACCTCCTACAAAAACGGCCGGCCGGAGCCGGCCGCCATGCGGCGCGGATGGGCGCCAGCGTCTACTTCTCGCCGCTGTCAGCCGGCTTGCCTTTGGCCATGGCCGCCGGCTTGCCCTGTAGCGGGGCCGGCTTGCGATGCTTGCGGATGCCGGCCTGCGGGATGGCTTCGCCGCTGCCGCGCCCCAGTTCGAAGCCGTGCCGCTCCAGGCCCTCGGCGCCGGTGGGATAAGCCGTCAGCGCGGCGTCCGGGGAGTTCACGCGCCGGTACTTCGACTGCAGACGCAACATCTCGGCGTCGGCGCTCGCCGGCAGAGTGATCGTCTCATCCGATGGGTCGCCTTCGCGTACCTTGTCCATGCCGTGCACGGCCTTCAGAACTCGGATTTCGTGCTTCGGCACCAGCGCGGTGATCGTGTCGCGGTGCCGATCGATATGGGCATGCACCAGCGGGACGGTAATGGTCGTTTCGTTGCTCATGGGTTACTCCATGGGAGGAAAGCAAGCGCCCCGAAGGGCGCCCGCAGATCAATCGAACAGGAAGATGCTGGCAGCGCTCGCCTTCACGAACGGCGTCAGCGCCGGCACCTCGACCATTTCGCCGGCCGGCACCGCGATGATCGTGGTGTAGGTGCCATCGCTCGCATCCGAGCCGGTCAGGTTGATGTCGGCTTCGCCGGTGTTCAGGGCCTTGCAGGAGAAGCCCGCAGTGAGCGGGGTCTCGTTGCAGGCCACCGCGGTGGTGCCAAGCTTGATGACGGCCATGGGATTTACCTCTAGAAGCAGGAAAGGAGGCGAGCGCCCAGACAGTGCTGGGCGCTCGTGGATCAGGAGATCGTCAGCACCGACAAACTGTTGCGTCGGTCGGTCGTCAGGCCATACTTGCAGGTCTGGCCGAAGTAGGTGACGTAGCGATCCGGCAGCTTCTCCGGCGGGCGCTTGCGCATCCACTCGCCGCGCAGCGGGCGCAGCTTGATGCGATCGCTGTTGAGCAGGAACGCCGTCTTCGTCCAGGTGGTCGTACCGAGCTTCGCGTCCAGCGCGTCGAAGGTCGGGTCCCACTTCAGCGGCACGCCATGGAAGTTCACGGCCTCCACCGTTGGGTCAATGGTCGCGCCGCCTCGACCCTGCACGGCCAGATGGCGCTGGATCGCCGCCGCGGACTGATCCCGATAGGTGTTGAAGAACGCCTGTCCGCAGGGGATGAAATTCGGCAGCGTGCCGCCGTAGCGCATGCCATCCTGCCGGCTCAGATCCATTTCGCTCAGCAGATCGTCCGCAGCGATGCCGGTATTGGCGTTGTTTCGCCAGAAGGCGTAGTTCGCCGCGTTCACGCCGCCGATCGTCCCGGTATCCGGCGTGGTGCTGATAATGTGCGACAGGCCCGGGATCGCCTTGGACGACTGGGAGCCGTCCTGCAGGAACTCGAATGCCAGCGCCTCCTGGATGCCGTTGCGCAGCGCGCGGTACGACTGGCCCAGCAGGTTGATCAGCGACTCCTTCTCCGCCGCGGTCGCGCCGGCCGACGGATCGTCGGAGAGCATGATGCCGGCCGCGGTCAGGCGGTCCTCGTCGAACCAAAAGCCGTCGTGCAGGTTGGCGTAGCCCCAATCGGTCCAGGTCGCCGGATCGCGCTCGTTGTAGGTGACCTGGTCGGCGCCGAAGTAGTTCTGGGCGTTCGAGCCGTTGGAGATATACAGCGGCTCCTTGAACGAGCCGTTGCCGAAGCTGGAGACCTCCTTGTTCTTGACCAGCCAGTCCAGCGTGACGTGCTGGACGTTGATCTGGTCGAGGGGCTCTTTCTTCTGGTAGGTGGCAAGCGCGTAGGTCGCGCCGCGCGCAATCTGGGCAGTAGTAAACGGCATGGTCGTAGCCTCGAAGGTGATGGGTCGATTCCATCCACGTCGGGCGGGACGAGGCCTCTGTACGGTCCCTGCCGGGCGCGACTCCGGCTTACGGCTGCTCGTGGTGCGGGGCTGAGACTGCACGATGCGCGGGAGGCGTCAACGGCAAAAAGAAACCCGCCGGTTCGCGGCGGGTTGCGGGATCAGCGCAGGGAACACTCTTTCACCGCGACGCGGAAGCTACGCCTCCCGCTGCCGGTGTTTGACGCCACCGCCGGCTGGGCGCCCACATCAGCCGGACCAGCCCATGCCGTCGGCATCGGCCAAGCCCAACTCCAAGGCCTCCATCGGATCGTCCGGCACTGGCGCGATCGCCGGCCGCACGCCGACACCGCGTACCGGCCCGGGCGTCGGTTTCGCAGCCGCCGGCGCTGCCGTAGGCGCCGCGGCCGGAGTGGGAGCGGGGTTCGGGATGGCGGCATACAGGCGCCGCGCGATACCCGGTAGCCGGCTTGGATCGACCTGCCCCACGACGCTCTGCAACTGCGCCGTCAGTACGGGCGCCTTGGCGGCATAGTGCGGATCGGAGGCGGACAACTCGCGGCCCAGCGCATCCAGGTCT